CTGGCCCTGTGGGCTGCGCGCACCACCAAGAGAGACCCGAGCAGAAGGGGGAGGGCGGGATGCTGACCCAACCTGACGCGTGGAGGCCCATCGCCGCCACGGTAGACCTGGGCGGAATCGCCGACGCCGAGGGCGCGACCGACGCCGCCCGCGAGGCGGTCGCCGCGCTGAGGGACGAGTACGAGTCCCACGCGGCGCACAACGCCATGCTGCGCGACTACTACGACGGGCGCGTCAAGGCGTCCGACTACGGCGTGACCGCCGACATCCCCAACGACCAGACGTGCCACTGGCCCGCCAAGGCCGTGGACGCCCTGGCCGACCGCATCACCCTGCGCTCGCTCACGGTGCCCGACGGCGACCAGGCCGCGCTGGACGCCGTGGTCGAGCGCAACGACCTGATATCCAACTACAACCGCCACGTGTCGACCAAGCTGCTCTACGGCTGCATGGCCGCCACCGTGACGATGGACGAGGGCAGGCGCGCCCGCGTCCGCTTCCACAGCGCCGAGACCTTCACCGCGCTGCCCAGCCCCGACTTCACGGACGGCGTGGTGTCGGCGGGCCTCGCAATCGCCCGCCGCGAGCGCACGCCGTGGAGCGACGGGCGGCTCGTGCCGACGCTCGTGCACCTGCACGTGCCCGGCAACGTCGGCGAGTTCAGGCAGGTGGACGCGGGGCGGTGGACGTACTCGGACGGCCCGACGCGCGAGCAGCTGCCCACGCTCTACGTGTTCAGCCACGAGGGCAAGGGCACGCTGGCGCCGTTCGGGCGCACGCGCATCACGTCGTTCGTCCGCACGCTCACGCAGGACGCCGTGCGGTGCCTGTGGCACATGCAGGTGTCTGGCGCGTTCTACTCGATGGCGAAGCTGTACCTCACGGGACTCACCGACGAGCAGTTCGACGCCGTCATGGAGAACAAGAACGCCTACCAGCTGTCCCGCCTGCTCGCCCTCACCGTGGGCGAGGACGGCGGCAGCCCCAACGTCGGGCAGCTGTCTGGCAACTCCCCGCAGCCGTTCATCGACGAGCTGCGCGCCCTCGCGTGCCAGTTCTCCGGCGCCACGGGCGTGCCGCTCAACTCGCTGGGCATCGTGCAGGACAACCCGTCCAGCGCGGAGGCCATTCAGGCGGCCCGCGAGGACATCTGCCTCGTGGCCGAGCGCGACATCGAGGCCGACAGGGCCACGCTGCGCCGCGTGTGCCGCGCCGCGCTGGCCGTCGACCGCAACTGCGCGGTGGCCGACCTCCCCGACGCCGACGCCGACGTGATGGCGAGCTTCGCCAGCCCGATGCTCAACTCGCTGGCCGCGCGCACCGACGCCGCGCTCAAGATAGCGAGCGTGGACGAGGGATTCGCGGGCGGCGACGTGTTCCACGAGATGGTGGGCTTCGACCCCGCCACCACCGCGCGGCTGAGGTCGGAGCGCGTGGCGGCCGCCGCGAGCGCCGCCTACGCCTCGATGTTCGGAGGCACGGATGCCGACGCTGCGTCGTAGCGCGATTGACGCCTACACCGACCAGCTGGACGGCGTGGTCTCCGAGCACCAGGGCATGCTGGACGAGGCGCTCGACCGCATCGACTGGGATGCCCCCGTGGCTGTCGTGCGCGACCAGCTCATTGCCGCCATGCAGCAGGTGTGCGGCGGCGCGGCCGACATGGCCGCCTTCGTGGCGTCCGTCTTCTACGACGGAGTCCGCGAGGCGTCCATCGGCGAGCCGCTGGGCGCGGAGTCGCAGCCGATGCGCGAGCCCGAGCGCACGGACGGCGCCGTGAGGGCGTTCGTGCAGGACCTCGTGGACGGCAGGGGGCCAGACCCCGTGCGCGCCAAGTGCCGCGACCGCGTGGGCTACGAGGCCAAGCGGGCCGCCGCCGAGTGCATCGAGTACAACGCGCGGAGGGATCCCGCGAGGCCGCGGTACGCCCGCGTCCCCAGCGGCTCCGAGACGTGCGACTTCTGCACGATGCTCGCCAGCCGAGGCCCCGTCTACCGCACGGAGCGCAGCGCGGGCGCGATAGACCACTGGCACGCCAACTGCGACTGCCGCGTGGTGCCCGTGTTCCGCTCCGTGGCCGTCCACACCGGCAACGGCGGCGTGGTGCGGCGCGGCGGCACGCGCATCGAGGGGTACGACCCCGACGCGCTCTACGACCGCTACATCGGCGCGATGGGCAGCCCCAAGTTCCGCATGGCCGTGGCCCGCACGGGCGGCGGCAGCGGCAAGGAGACCTCGCACCCGATGCGCTGGGCGCAGGCCAAGCAGGACGGCACGGTGACGCTCGGCTCGCTCGGCGAGGTCAAGGAGCACATCGAGGCCGCGACCTCCTACGAGGACCTGTTCGAGCGCATCGAGCTGGTGAGCCGAGAGTGGCCCTACTACGGCATGTCCGAGTCCAAGCGCCTCGAGGTGCAGGCGGTCATGCGCAAGGTGCGCCAGCGGCTCATGGGCGCGAAGTCGCGCAACGCATAAAACCGACGCTCTATCCATTGTGCGAACGCACAACCCAACCCGTTGAATCAGGCCCCGCAAGGGGCCTTTTTCATGCCACGCCAACGCGGAGGGCGGTCAATCTCCGCGCCGAACACCCGCTAGGGCGGGGAAGGGAGGCCACATGGCCGACGAGAACACTGCCATCGGGCAGGGCACGGAAGAAGCCCAGACGGCCTCAGCTGAGCCGTCTGGCGAGCGCACGTTCACGCAGGAGGAGGTCAACCGCATGGTCGGTGCCGCCCGCCAGCGCGAGCGGAGCAAGTACGAGGGGTACGTGGACGGCTCGCAGGTCGAGGAGCTGCGCACGCAGGCCGAGACCGCCCAGCACGAGCTGGACGAGCTGAAGGCGCAGCAGGCTCGCGCGGAGGCCGTCGCGACGGCAGCGCAGAGGGCCGGCATCCCGCTCGAGGTCGCCCAGATGCTCAACGGCGCCGACGCCGACGAGCTGCTGGCGCAGGCCAAGAGGCTGCTGAAGCTCATGCCCGCCTACCCGACACGCACTGACGACGGTGGCGGCACCGCCACCGCCAAGAAGACCAACGCCGACCGCTTCGCAGAGGCGCTGTTCGGCTAGGACAAGACAAGGAGCCACCATGGCAATCGACATCTCCCGTCAGACCACCAACGTCATCTTCGACAAGGAGATCAGCTCCGAGATCATCTCCAAGGCCGTCGACGAGTCCGCCATCATGCAGCTCGCCCAGACCATGGAGATCGCGGGCGCTGGCAAGAAGTTCCAGACCATCACCGGCGACCCCGTGCCCGAGTGGGTCGGCGAGACCGAGAGCAAGCCCGTGGGCAAGTTCTCGTTCGGCACCAAGGAGGTCGAGCCCTACAAGCTGGCCATCATCGTGCCGTTCTCCGACGAGTTCCGCCGCGACAAGGCCGCCCTCTACAACGAGTGCGTGAACCGCCTGCCGAAGCTCTTCGGCCCCAAGATCGACGCCACCGTCATGGGCACCACCGCGCCCGGCGCCAACTTCGATGTGCTGGGCAACGCCCAGACCGTCTCGCTGACCCCCGCGTCCGGCAAGACCCTCTACGACCAGTTCCTCGCCGCCGACGAGCTCATCGGCAACAACAACGGCATCATGAGCGGCATCGCGCTCTCGCCGCAGGGCCGCTCGAAGGTTCTCGCCGCCGTCGACGGCGACAAGCGCCCGCTGTTCACCGCCGGCGTGCAGAGCGGCACCATCAACCCCATCCTCGGCGCCAGCGTCTCGGTGCGCAAGGGCGTCTATGTCGCCGGCAGCCCCGCCGTGCTCGGCCTCGCGGGCGACTTCTCGAACATCTCGTACGGCATCGTGCAGAGCATCACCGGCGCCGTCTCCGACCAGGCCACGCTCAGCTACACCGACGGCGAGGACACCATCACCCTGAACCTCTGGCAGCAGAACATGTTCGCCGTGCGCTTCGAGATGGAGATCGCGGTCATGGTGCGTGACGCCGGCACCTTCGTCCGCCTCACCGCCTAATGGTCGCCCTGGTCTCGCCAAGCGGCGTAGAGGTCGGCGTCCCCGAGGAGTCGGTGGAGAGGCTGCTCAGGCTCGGCTACACCCGGGCTGACGAGCGGCCGAAGCCCGCGCCCAAGCGCCGAGCGCCGCGAAAGGCGCCCAAGCCCGACCAGAAGTAGGGGAGGCGGACATGGCAAGGGATTCCTACTGCACGACGGACGAGTACGAGGCGCGCTACGGCGCGGTGGACGACGTGTCCATGCTCCAGGAGTGCCTCGACGACTGCTCCGCCGTAATCGACATGGAGCTGGCCCGCCATGGCCGCGCCGCCGACACGTCCGACGAGGGCGAGGCCGACAGGCTCATGCGCGCGTGCAGGTCCATGGCCAACAGGGTCATGCCCAGCGCCACGAGCGGCGTGCCGCAGGGCGTCACCCAGATGGGCGTGACCGCAGGCTCGTACTCGGAGCAGTTCACGTTCCAGTCGAGCTACGGCACGCCCAAGCTCATCGACTCCGAGCGCATCCTGCTCGGCATCAAGGGCGGGCGCGTCGGCTGGGCGCCGCTCGGAAGGGCGGCCCAGTGATCGCGGGCGTGTCGGTCACCGTCGAGCGCCGCGTGCGCAGCGGGCGGGACCGACTCGGCAACCCGACCTACGAGACCGTCGCGGAGGCGGTCGCGGACGTGCTGGTGCAGCCAGGCCCCACC